GACTTTTTTAGGGGCTACTATTAAAACCTTTCCTACTTCAAATCTATTAAATTTTAAATCTACTATTGCTGATAGAGTTATGATGGTTTTTCCTAACCTAAGCCCATATCCAACATAAGACCCAATTTATCATCACTTATCATTCTATCAATACAGTATTTTTGGTATTCATGCGGTACGAACTTCATTTAAGCCTCACCTCCTCAATAAACTTATCTACTTCTTGAAATGAAGCTATAACTCTTACATCACAATTTAAGTTTTTTAATTTTTGTATGAAATTTTTTTGTAAGGGAGATAGATTATTCCTTTTACCTTCTGCCTTTAATTCCACAAAATAAATTTCTCCCCAAGGAACTATGACGAGCCTATCAGGCACTCCTGCATTTCCTGGGGAGGTCCACTTCATACATAAGCCCTTTTTATTTTTTACACTTCTGACTAAATAGGCTTCAATTTCTTTTTCACTTTTTTTCATAAAATTTTCTCCCGTCTGCCATGTAACTTTTGAAATCTTTTTTCTTATATATATATATAAAACATAGGATTTATAGATTTTATAGAATATATATACCCTTTAATTTCTTTATATATTTATATTTATATAGAAAAGAAAGTTACAAAGTTACAAATATATAATATAACTAATAGTACCAATACTTTTAAGTGTAACTTTCTATGTAATTTTCTCTGTAACCACTAAAAAGAAAGTTACACTTAAAATTTTAAGGAAGTTACATTTTTAAGAAAGTTACACTCTGATGACTACAAAAATTTTAAATCCATATTTTTCTTTTAAAACCTTTTTGAACGCCATATTTTCCAAACCTTGATGATTGTTTTATTTTTTCCCATTTATAAAGAGAAGATAGAATTTTATTAATCTCAATACTATCACTCTTTTTTAGATATCTAATATCCATTTTTAAGGCCTCTTCCCATATTTCAGCTACGCATATCTTATCTCTTAGAATCAGATCACTCTCATCATATTGTTTTTTCATGTTTTCATAATCATTCAGATAAGCTCTTCTGCCAAATAAATCCATACTATCCCATGCATCTTTGGGTATTTTCTTATCCAAGTAATCTATAATAATTCCCCTATAAACATTATCTTCTGAATGCGAATCTTGTTCTTCTTTTGCAATCTTTTCTGCTTCTTTTGATAAAACCAAACTATAAAATTTATTCTTTGCAAGTTCACAAGCCTCGGCCCATATTTGATCTAACTCATCGTTTAAGTCATTAAAGATAGATTTTTTGGGTTTATATATAAAACAATCTATTGGCCAGAATCTTCTATTTCCAGTTTCATCTCTTAAAAAGTTAGTATCATTTGCAGTCCCAAAGAAGGCGCATCTTCTTGGATATTTTTGGGCCCTACGCCCATAAGAAGCCCGAAAGATGTCATCTGTTCTACTTAAAAAGTTTTTTACCAGGTTCAACTCTGACTTTCTTAATGAACTAAGCTCCCCCATTTCAAGTATCCAACTACCTTGTATTAACTCACAAGCATCTTTACCTTCAACATTTACTAAACTATCATTGTACCAGTCCATACCCAATATTTTTAAAAATGTACTCTTACCTACTCCTTGTGGTCCGATTAAAATAGGCATATTATCCCATTTAATTCCTCCATAAATAGCCCTTCTCACTGCTGCAACTAAGGACTTTTCAGATATTTCTCTTGTATAAACATTATCCTCACAACCCAGGTAATCTATGAATAAAGTTTCTAACCTTTTTTCTCCGTCCCATTGAGTTGATTGGAGTCTTGTTGCTACCTTATTTTCAGCGTTTTCTTCTGCAATTAGACTAACTCCATCCATAATCTTATTTGTAGAGGTGATTCCATAAAAACTTTCTAAATACCATCTAAGTCCAGCATCATCTGTATCATTCCAAATTCTGTCAGGGGTTTCAAATTTTCTGTCCCAAGGTACTCCATCTCTTACTAATATCCTAGAAGAAAAGATGTCCTTAAAAATTTTAAACTTTAATTCTTTATCATTTCTTAGAATTAAAATTATGTTGGCCAGAGTGCTAAGTGCTTTCATACCATCTGCACTGTACTGGATATTATCTTTCCAGTTGTCATCATCTTCAACTATTTCACCTTCCAGAACTTCTGTATTCTCATCATTGATGATTGAAAATTCTGCAATAGCTTTTTGTTGTCTTTCTTTTAATAAATCTTTTCTAACCTCAGTTTTGGCCATTACCCATTCTTTCATAGCAAGCCAAGAAGGTAGTTTGGCCACAGGAGTATTAACTTCTGCTTGTATATCCAAATGTCCAAATTTATGCAATCTTACTAAGTCAAAAGCATTTACTAATTTTTGACTACAAGGGTCAGTAGCATGGTGAGAATATAAGAAAAGTCCATCTTGATATACAATAGCTCCAGCAGTAGTACTTCCACCTATAAAAGTTAATCTGTCAGCTACATCGCAAGGTTCATATACTCCTGGTAAAAATTCATCTATGGCTTGATAGATGTTAAACCTTCTGCAAAATGCTCCTACTATTCCCTCTTTTTCTAAGGGGTTTTCTTGCTTTTTTAACATATTTTGATGGAGTTTTTGTGCATCAGGAACTTCTGGCCAGCTTGTTACATCTTTCCAGTCTACATACATATTAAGTATGGCCGCACCATCTAACATAGGTTTATCGGCATAAGTAAATACATAATCACTGTCAATTGAATGACTTGGCCAATACATTAACCTGACAGCTTGAAAGGTAGTAGGGTCGCAATAACGCAACCCTATGAACTCCGCTACCTTTCTTGCAATAGGCTCATACTCATCTGCAGAAACATCTTCAGCTAAGGGAAATATAACTCTTATTCTTGGCTTAGTAGTTTGGTGCTTACGAGTGCTATACACAACATAAGCACACCCTAAACCATTTAGAGTTTTTATAATCTTAGTATCATCTTCATAAGCTAAGTTGTCTAAATCAAGAGTTATTAAACTCCTACTTTCAACTGCTTCACTTCTTCTTAGATTCCCTTTTAACTTTCCGCCAACAAAGCCTCCAACATCTTTAATATCATCTTGCTTAGACTTAGAATAGGATAAGAACTCATCTAATGTTTCAGTTGTTATTTTTGGTTTTCCTAATCTATCCACAAATTCAGACCAGGTAATCTCTGTTGTTACCCACTGCTTGGATAATCTGTTATTTGCTTCTGATATTATTAATTTTCTTGAGTTCTCCATCTGTTATCTCCTTTTATTCTTTAAGCAATTTATCTATCAAATCTGAAGCTTCTTCATATTTAGCACTGAATAATTGATTAAAAATTTCATTTAAGATTAAAACCTTCTTAGCTTTCATATCTTGTGTTATTCCACCCATAATATTAAGCCAATTAGATTGACATCTTTTAGCTATTTCTTCTTTCTCATTTAAAGCTAGTTCATGAGGTATTATTTTTTTCATATCTATTAACCAGCTTAAATATTTTTTAGCTTTTTGATAGTCCTCCTTACCATTTTTCTTCTCTGCTCTAATAAGATATTTAGTTACATTTCCTTCTAAAAAGAACATAAAACCTATATCTCCTAATCTTCCTCTGATAATATCTATACTTTCAAAATTACAACCTGGTATTTTATAATGGCTTGGGCTATTTACATTATCCACTTTCTTTTCCAAAGTTCCCATTAACTTATCTACCTTTTTTTCTGTATTTTCTTCTCCAATAATATCTATTACTTTTTTTAGCATTGTGGAAGTTTCTATATCTACACTTCCATTTTCTACAAGGGATAAAAATGATTGAGTTGCACCTATCTTTTGAGCAAAATCCTTTTGTGTTATTTTGTTCTTTTCTCTATATTCCTTAATTCTTTTTCCTATTTCCATAATTTTCCTCCTTTAAATTTCCTTGAATTTCTTTAAATATAAATTATATTTTCCATTTCTTTTAATGGATCTCATTTTTTCCATACATACGCCAGGAGTTCTTCCCAGCATTAAGGCTATATCTTCCCATTTCATTGTTTGTCTATAACCTACTAAATCTATTTCATCTTCTTTGCTCCATTTAGTTTTGTGATTAGGAAATAGTTCTGGGTTATACATTAATCTCTTAGAATTTTTATATCTTTTAAATCCACTAGAATCTACATAAAAATCTGCCATAATTTCCTCCTAATCTTTCATATAATAACTACCAGTAAACCCAGCAGCATTTAATATTAATCCTTTAGCCCAACTTATTTCCTCAGTCATAGTTTGTATAACTTCTTCTAATTTAACTGTTGTTGGAACATCAAGTATTACCTCATCATGAACATGGAATACTATTGGCCACCCTTTTGCTTTTATTCTTAAAAGTGTTTCAGTTAAGCAATCTCTCGCTATGGCCTGTACAATATTTTCCGTTAATTTTCCTCCATAAGTTGGAATTACTTCCCACTTTTTAGTGGTTTGGTTAATCCCCATATAATGCATCTGCATTTGTCCAAATTGGTTTTCTTTTAAAAATGGCTTAGGGTAGAAAAGTTTTCTTCCACTTGGTAGAGCTATTGTGAAAAAATCTTGGCCATAAATAAAGTCATACTCTCTTGCTAACTTTACACACTTAATCGTTTGAGGCTCTCCAGTTTCTAATACTTCAACTGCTGCATTCTCTAATGCATACCACAGTTCCACAATTCTTTTAGATGATTTTCTCCATCTAGTAACTATGTCTTTCATTTCTTCATCTGTCAGCCCCATATTAGCCGCACCCATAGCAGTTAAAGCTCCAACACTACCTTGATAACCTAGTGCAAGTTCTGCAACTTTTCCCTTAGCTCTTAAATGATAGTTTTCTTCGCCCTTTGCTATTGTATTGATAGGTACTCCAAACATTTGAGAGGCTGAGGCTTCATAAATTTTCCCATGGGTTTTGAATACTTCCATTCTCCACTCTTCACCAGCAAGCCATGCTATAACTCTTGCCTCTATTGCTGAGAAATCAGATACAACAAAGTGATTTCCTTCTGATGGGATAAATGCAGTTCTAATAAGTTGTGATAAAGTGTCAGGTATGTTCCCATAAATTAGCTCTAATAGTTCTCCATCGCCTTTTTTTATGATATCCCTAGCAACATCTAAAGTTTCTATATAGTTACGAGGTAAGTTCTGTACTTGAACTAATCTTCCTGCATATCTTCCAGTTCTATTGGCTCCATAGAATTGCAAGAGTCCTCTCACTCTCCCATCTTTACACATTGCTTCATCCATAGCTTTATACTTTTTAACGGATGTCTTAGAAAGTTCTTGTCTTATTTCTAAAACTCTTCTAGCTTTTCCTTCTTCCAAAGTGTTTACTAATTTTTCAACAGTAGCTTTTTGTAAATTCTCAATTTCTTCTCCTGCTTCTTCTAACCACTCTAATAGTTGCTTAGCAGAGTTAGGATTATCTAGCTTAGTTATCTCTCTTGCTTCTTCTAGTAAATTAGCCCTTGATAATGCATCTATATATAAAGCACCATTTACTAACTCACTATCAACTCTAACTCCGTATGCATTCATAAAGGTATCTAGTTGCCAAAGTTTCCACTCTCTGTCAGGAACAGGAAAAGCACTTAATCTTCTACCTATTTCCATTTCTGTAACTACATCTTGTACACAATATTCTTTGAAAAGCTCCCATTTCTCAGGTGCATGTTGCGGTAGGTTTCTAGTTCTATTTCCATTACTCTTGGTAGCTTTGCAAGGTATACAGAAATATCTAATTAAAGTACGGCCTGTTGTAAGTTTTTTCTTATCTTGAGGCAATCCCATAGCATTACCAATAGCAGCAAGTCCTGCTGTATATCCACAATATAACCCATGTACCATAGTGCATTGCCATTGTTCTAATGGAGTTTCTATTCCTGCCATATTTAAACACCACCACTCAAAGACAGCATTATATGCATACTTAACACAATCCTTGTCTTTCAAAAGTTCTAATACTTCTTGTGGTATAGCTTCACCTTGTGCAAGGTCAACTATTTTTACATCATGACCATCAATAGAGTATGCGAATAATAGTATCTGAAAATCATCGCTCATTGCATATTTGTATGATCCAGATTTGGTAATATCAACAGAGCTAAATGTTTCTATATCTATATTTAAGGTTCTCATAATTGCTCCTTTTTGAAAGTGAAAGGCAGTTTTCACTGCCCTTCTATTAATTTTTTTAACTATAAATTTTATAGTATTGGCTCACCAGTTACTGGATCTATTTCCACTTCTCCAAATTCTTTTTCTGCTTTAATTCCTGCTGCTGATAAAGGTTCTCCATCCATTAGCTTTTGCACATTACCTAATCCACAACCTATTCCTTTTTTTCCACTTACTGCATAAGGGAAAAAGTTTATTGATACTCTCGCATAAACTCCTGAATAAATTTCAGATTGATTTAAAATTGGTTGGGCTTTTATATCTACTATCCCTGGTTGGTAATCTATTTTTGCACTTGCTGTAAATACCCAATGCCCTTTACATTCAGGTCCGAATTCTTCTCCATCAGATGGTCTCGTTCCATCACCATCATAAATAGGGATAGTTGGTTTTGGAGGTTTTACTCCATTCCATACACTGTTAATTCCTTTTTCTATCGCTGCATTTATTGCGGCATCTAATTTTGCCTTTGTTTGTACATCAGTTTTTGGAACTAGAATTGTACAACTGTACTTTTCTTCTTGCCCTTTTTCTGCTGCATAAGGTTTAAATAAATGTACAAAACTTAATCTTACTTTTCCTGTCATTACTCTTGTTTCATTAGCCATTAATATCACTTCTCCTTTATAAACTATTAATATCTTCTACTACACTAAATTCATTTTCTGCCTTTATCCTGTTTGTTATAGCTTCTCTTTTATCAGAAACTTCTACAAGAGTTGGCTTACCTACATTCATAACTATTAAATTTCCAACTAAATTATTAAATTCTTTTTTACCTACTGTTTTTTCCATTTGTGCCAAGGTTAAGTATTTTCTTTCAAATAGTAACTCCTCAGCTATTCCATTATCAACCAGTACCTTTATAGCCTCATCAGTATTTTTAAAACTTCTACTGCCCCTACCATTAACTGCCTTCCAGCCAGGTACTTCATTCCCTTTTAAACTTTCAGATAGTGCATAATCTTTTAAATCATCAGCCCATTTAGCTAAGTCTTTTGCCTTTTCTAATATTTGTCCTATTTCTTCTAAGGTTAATTGGTCAGCTGCTTTAAACTCATATTTTGCAAGTTCAAGGTTTGCATTAGCTCTTTCTCTACAAACGGCTTTTGCTTTACAAAACCTGCAATGTTCTCCACAGTTAAAATTTCCTTCGCCTTTTAAAGCCATAACAGCCTTTTCTTGTGCTATCTTTGCAAACTCTAATAAATAATCCAAGCTACATTCCCAAGTATCTATATTTGATAAGCGAGGCTGTACAATAGACATTTTAATACGCTCTATCGGGAATATCATTTCATAAGCTAGATATGCTCCTAATGCGTATAAAAGTAATTGAGCATTATTTTCCACACTTATTGGTACTCCTTTTCCATATTTAAAATCTATAATGTGTAAGGTATCCTTAGCTATTAAAATACAGTCAGCAGTTCCAAACCCGTCGGGAACATATTGTGAAAAATCCACTTTCTGTTCCACAGCTATATGAGGAGTAGTTGAGTAAGAGTACATTTGTTCTTGGATAAACTCCACATATTCATCTGTGTACCCTTGCATTTCTTCCTGGTAAAGTTTTTTATCTTTAAGTTTCTTCATAGCTGTGGTAAATTTCCTAGGAGTTAATCCAGGATCTATTAATTTTCTTACCTTCAATTCTGCTATTTCATGTGCCAAACTACCTTCTTTTGCATATTCACTTTCTACATCTTCAAACTGTTCGCAGAGTTTGACAGAAGGTGGACAAGCTATCCATCTTGCAGCGCTAGAAGGTCCTAATAGTGCATGTGCCATTAAACATCAGCTCCTAAGTTTTTAAGTTCTTGTACAAAAGTTCCGTAGTTTTCTTTTGGTAGAAATGAAATAGCTTTAACTCCAAATGTACTTAATAGATTTTTCAATGCTGCCCTGTTATTATCTATGTCTTTATTTACCCAAGCTGCTGCTATTTTTTGTAAATCCTGAGCAGTATATTCAGCTGTCTTAGTTGGTAAAGGAGTTACAACCTCTGCAGGTGCTTCTTCCTTTTTAGCAGGAGCTGTTGGTAACCTTTGAGTAGCTGCTTCTTCTACTTTTTTAACTGGTTCTTTCTTTTCTTCAACTTTGACAGTTGCTTTTTCCTCTGCCTTTGCTTCTGTTTCTAAATTTTCTTTCATAGAGGTTGTTAAGCCCTCAGTAGTTACACCAGAACTCACTTCTATAAACTCTCTTATTTCCTTTTTAACTTCTTCAACACTTCCTGTAAATTCTACTTTTACCATTTATTTATCCTCCTATTTGCAATTTTTTAAAATTTGTGGTACTTTATATTTAAAAGTTGTATGTTTGTCTGTTGTTGATGTGGTAGTCACAACAGACTTTTTATTTTCCAGCATACTGAACACCTCCTTTATTCCATGTATTTCCATAAATCTTTAACTGGAATAGTTAAAGTACAACCATACATATCTTGTAAAACTGCTATACCATTATCTTCTAACACCAATTCATACCAAATTCCATTTATTAAAAATTTTGTCATTTAGTCCTCCTACAATTTATCTACAAGTCTTATAATAAGTTCCCCAACTCTAATCTTTTCATTGATTACCTTAATTTCTCTAAAATCATCCATATAAACTTCTAACATTTCTTTTATAATTTCTTGCTTATAGCAAGATTTGTTAACAGGCATCTCTTTTAAAACCTTGTATTCAGAACCTACTTTTTCTATATAGCCTTTATCCTTTAATCTATTTATATAAACTCTAACTACTCCATCTCCGATTTTTAAATCATCAGAAATTTCTTTATTTGTTGCGTGTGTGTTACTTCTTACATATTCCAACACTTCTTCTATTTTAGTCATTTCTATCAACTCCTTTAATCTCTTAATGCCACAGGCATAACTATATAAAATAAGTTGTCTTTACTAATTTGAATAGCATTTTTATTATTCTTAGCTAATGCGATTTCAAAGCTATCATCTTTTACATACTTCAACCATAAATCTATATATTTAAAATTTAAGGTTGTTTTTAATTTAGCTTTTTTATTATCTAACTCTAAAACATCTAACAACAGTACAGAATTCCCATTAGGATATGCTTCTACTATCAGCTTTCCATCTTCAAAACTGAAATATCTTTTTTCATCTGTGCTATCTATTAGCTTTAACATTTTCCAGACTGTATCATCAGTAATCTTGTTTACCGCTCTTGCTTTTGAACGACCTCCTCCATATTCATACATCTCAATAAGAGCCTTAATATTAGGAATATCATTATGAATGGGTTCATACTCTGTCACTTCGCTGCCCACTTGAATGGCTAATTTTCCATTATTTAACACTGCCATAGAATAGGCTTTTTTAAGTTCTTCTAATGCAGGCATTGGATACATTGCTATATCTGCTCCTGTTAATTCTTCTCTTGTATCTTTTATTGCTGTTAATCTATAACTGTCAGTAAAACCAGCATATTTTCCAGCAACTATTAAACCTTTAAGAACTTTTGCATCTTTAGCAATGCTAGAAAAGTGCATTAAACTTTTTATTTCTTTTTCTTGTAGTACCAATACTTGCTTTCCAGCATTTTGAGAATTATATTCTTTTATATCCATAACTATCTTTCCCTTCTTTTCTTTCTATCTTTTTCCAAATCTTCTAAAATAGCAGTCCAAATTTTATTATCACAACTTTTGAAATTTCTTAAACATACAAAGTCATATTTTCTATGTATTTCTATTGTTTTTAATTCATAGTCAATAGAAATTCTGTACTCTCCTACGGCTTCATTTAGTTTTAAAGTATAGATATGTTTAAGAATTTCTGCATTACCTTCTACATCTTTGCTATCTTTAAAATAAACTGTAACTC